GAATTTGCGGTACACCATGTACGAGCTTGTGACTGAGCCATTCCTATATCGGGCATAGTAGTTACAAGAAATGCTCGTGTGATCAAGTGGCCTCTACGAGGAAGAGTTGCTTTTGCTACAGAGCCAAATGCTGGAGAGTTATCAAACTCTACACGAACCCATTCTGTGGTAAAACGGCCAGCACGGATAAATGCTTTTTGAAATTGCTCTATACTTGGCTGACCTTTTGGGGGTAATAATCGTTCATCTTGCAAACCTGAATGTAAGATTCGCAGGAGGCCGGCTGATGCCATCTTATTCTGCTTGGAGTATTTACTCTAAGCTTGGAGTATTTACTCTAAGCTTGGAGTATTTACTCTAAGCTTGGAGTATTTACTCTAAGCTTGGGGTATTCTGCGTGTGTAGAGTATTAGTATTGTATACTATAATTTATTTATTGTAGAAGATAGATGACATTATCATTATAACTAGTTAGATAAAATTTACCACTGCTATCTGTAGTTATTCCACCAAAACCATTTATACGTGAATCTGTAATAATTGTTGTAACATCACCAGACGTACTTATTTTACGAATACTAGTATTATTTAAATCTACTACATATAAATTATTCGATGAATCTAAACACATAGCTCCAGGTCTATTAAATAAAGCAGCTGTTGTTGCTGGGCCATTTGCAAATCCTGAAGCCCCTGTAGGAGAGCCAGCAAATAATGTCGCATTTCCAGCTGTATCTACTTTATATATTTGATTATTATCTGTTTCTGTAACATATACATTATTGTTTGTATCAATAGGTGTATCACCTCCACCAGAATTTATAAAGCCTACCCCTCTATAAAATTGTATATTATTCTTAAATAGTATTGGCCCTGATGTATAATATATATTATTAAATGAATCTACCCCAAGTTTATATGGTATACCAGCTATAGGAGGAGTTGTTGTTAGACTATATAAAACACTAACACTTTCACTTGGCATTGTATATTTATATATTGTAATTGAAGTAGATAATAGAATATTATCTAGAGTATCCAATGTAATAGAATAATAATATGTACCTGCACCAGAACCTGCCAACGTTGTAACAGCACGTGTATTTATCATAATTTTTCGAATTCCATATAAGTTAGTGCTACCAAAATCTCCAACATATAAAGCAGTCTTAGTTGAATTTATACGTATTGAATATGGATTAGAAAATCTTGCACCTGTGCTAATACCATCAAGCTGAGCATTTATACCGCTACCTGCAAATACTGACATTCCTAAGCCTATAATAAGTGGTACAAATGTAGTTGTACTAGATGCTGTTAACCCTTGATCATTTGTAGCAGTCATCGTAAAACTATAAGTATTCGTAGGTGCTAAACTTGTTAATGCAATTGTCTGTGTTCCTAGGGTTGCTGTTCCTGATACAGTAGGCCCACTTATTGTAGTATTATAATAGGTATATGTATATGATATTATAGAATTTGCCCCTGATGATACCGAAGGAATCCATGTAATTGTTCCACCGCCTGGTGTTGCACTCGAAACTAGCCCTGGTGCTGCTGGATTTGTTGCTGGTATAACTTGTTGAGATGACGATGTTGCTGTAAACCCTTGATCATTTGTAGCAATGATTACAAATTGGTATGTACGACCATTTATCAATGGCGTTGGTAATGTATTTGTAAGTGCTAATACCTGCGGGCCAGATGATGTTGCAGATGCTGTACCTGTATATACTACAAGTGGTGTTGTAGTATCATAGTAACTATAGGTATATGTTAGAGTGTTTGCACCTGATGATGTTGATAATGTCCAATTTACCGTTGCTGCTGCATTTCCACGTGTTATACTTGTTATAGTAGGTAGTGCTGGATTTGTCGCTGGTATAACATTCATTACAGTTGACTGACTTGTTAATCCTTGATCATTTGTTGCGATAATTATAAATCTATACGTATTTCCATTTATTAGAGGCGTTTGTAGTGTATTTGTAAGTGCTAATACCTGTGGACCAGAGGATGTTGCAGATGCTGTACCTGTATATACTACAAGTGGTGTTATAGTATCATAGTAACTGTAGGTATATGTTAGAGAGTTTGCACCTGATGATGTTGATAATGTCCAATTTACCGTTGCTGCTGCATTTCCACGTGGTATACTTACTATAGAAGGTGCCGTCGGATTTGTCGCTGGTGTAACGTTTGTTGTAGTTGACTGCCTTGTTAGCCCTTGATCATTTGTTGCTATAATTACAAATGTATATGTATTTCCATTTATCAGAGGTGTCTGTAGTGTATTTGTAAGTGCTAATACCTGTGGACCAGAGGATGTTGCAGATGCTGTAGCTGTATATACTATAAGTGGTGTTGCAGTATCATAATAACTATATGTATATGTTACAGAGTTTGCACCTGATGATGTTGATAATGTCCAATTTACAGTTGCTGCCGCATTTCCACGTGTTATACTTGTAATCGAAGGTGCCGTCGGATTTGTTATAGGTGAAAAAACAGTAGATATATAGGATGATGTATACCCTTGAGTATTTACAGCAGATACTTTAAATATATATGGTATATTAGCTACTAAATTTGTGAGAATACTACTTGTAGCACTTGTTGTAAATGTAAATATCGTAGGTTCTATAAGACCCCCTGCAGTTATAATTGGTAATGACATTGCACTATACTATCTCATATATTATTACAATATATATATTACATAGTATACTGTATTAAATCTTATACTGATATAAAAGTTGTTGTGGATGATGCTATTAATCCTTGATCATTTGTAGCTATTATTGTAAAACTATACTGATGGCCTGGTATAAGTCCACGTAATAGATGTGTTTGTTGGCCTGGAATAATAATTCTTAGTGTCCCTGATATAGTAGGCCCACTTGCTGTAATATCATAATACGTATATGTATATGATGCTATAAAATTCGCACCTGAGAATTCTGATGTATACCATGTAATAATTCCACCACCAGGTATTCCTATAGAAGCTATTGCCGGTGCTGCAGGTGATACTACAGCAAAAACTAATACAGAATATGCAATTACATTTGATATTCCATCTGGAACAGATGGTGTCCAATGTACTTCTACTTGTCCAGCACCTGTATATGTGAATGTAAGATTTCTAGGTGGTGAAGGTATTGGAGGAGATACAACTGCTCCTTGTATAGTAGCCTTGCATGGAGGACATGATGCACTACTTATTGCCTTTGACATTGCCTGTGCTGTAATTGCAGAAGCACTTGTATTTGTTGTAGGTCGTCTAAACATACTCGTATCTAGTATTGTAACGTGTAAAATGCCTATGAATATTTAGATATCCATTTGCTATTACATGAAATCCATGAGATCTATACCAGTTAATTAATCTAGGATATTGTAGAGGATAGAGATGAATACTATATCCATCTTTCAAAATCTTCTTTACTGTATATGTAAGAAGACGTGACCCCAGTTGTTCACCAGCATACGATTTGTAGACTGCAATATAAGACAAGTATTTATTGACAGGATTATTAGCCCTTGCATATACAATTACAAATCCTACAAGATCACCTTGGCTGGTGAAAATACCGAAAGAATCGGAGTGTGAACGATTCTTCCATGAATATGTTAAATCGCTAATTGTCAATCCTACAGGAATAAATACATCCGTGAATATCTCTTTCACGGATCTATAATTATGTGTAAGAAGTTGTTTGATCTTGTACTTCATAGTGCTGGGTACCTATATGTAACCAGCTGCCTAACTTCAATTTTTACTGACTAGCCACAGGCTTCTTCTTATCTGCGGCAGCAGCCGCTACAGGGTCAGCAAAGCCCTCGTATAGATAGCTCCACACAGTCTTATGAAGTAGGCTGTAGAGTAGAGCAAAGACTAGACCGTGTACTACAGCAACAGTTAGCTTGGAAGAGCCCTTGGAAGGTAGAGTTACTAGAACGCCGGGTGTTAGGAGCACGAAGAGAAGCACAACGAAGAGGGACATATATAGGTGAAACATGGTAGATTCTACTTACCAATATATTTTTCATGAATTAATCAATAAACATTCTATTCGCAAGACCATCTTGGAAACGCAGCCATTCTAGACAAATTACAAAGACTTTTACTTCCCACTCTTGTTCATACGCACCTCCAGGTGGACGGACATCCAATGTTAACCGTAAACTCTGAATTCTGGAAGCATTTGCAGTTCCAGAAGGCTGATGTTGACCTGGTGTCTTTGCAAAGGAATATCCATAGATATAATTGTTAAATGCGGAAGCACCACCAGAATGAGCCATTGCAATATGTTCACGAAACCATTGTTCATTCGATGATATAAGATCAAGTCCATTTATCTGTATCTTTGCTGACCGTAATAAGGGTCTGAAAGGATTATATACCGGGTCATATTCTGGAGATGTTACAGCGGAGTAATTTGTCCATTCATTATTATTTGCCGTTGCTTTTCTCCTCACAAACCATATAATTTCCTCCATCGGATGATTTACTTCTATAGGCAATTGTATTTGTATACTGTCATTTACATTCTTATTTACTAAGTACTTGAGTGGCTCAGAGAATGTAAATGTGTTCACTACACGCGTTAAACTCTCAAATGGTTGTCTAAGAATCTGTTGACGAAGGACTCCATCCGTATGAGCAGCATATGTTATCAGTTGTATTTTCTTAAATTTTGGTTGAAATAAACGGGTCTTAACTATAACAGGGGTTGTCCCATTCAGAAGATTAAATGTCTGTGTAAGAGGTGTTTGTATTGGTTGCTGAGGAGTTTGTGGCTGCCTCCTGCCACTGAGAATTCGAATACATTCCTCAAATGGCCTTAATGTTATATGAATTCTCACTGACCCTTCTTTGACTGCAAGTAATGGGAATGTTTCTTGTAGACGCACACGACTGAAGAAAAATGGAATAGGTACTAACAATGTGCCAGAGAGTGTTGGGTATGGTCTAGATGCTGGTGTTGTGAGCAGGGATGTTAAAGGTGCTGCTCCTAGTCCATCTGTTGCTAGGCCATACTGGGAATTTACATCAGGAAATAAATGATTTACTACATGTATACAATCGCCATCAATTGTCTCAATCGTTTGATCATTGACTTCAAATTCCGCCTTTTCTATAATGACAGTGCCCAGTGAATTTGCATAGAACCATTGTGCTTGCCCAGGTGCATAGGTGTATTGCCCTGATTGTAAACGCATAATGGTAGTATCATCAAGCCAATGGGATAATTCAATTTGTAAAAAGGTCTTGCAGAGTAAATCTCCACAGCTGACTGACGCAATGTCAAAGGTGAATCGTTGACCCCAACGTGTTGGACCACGGAAAGGAAATTGCTGAATACTTAGACTAAATGGTTGAATTTTACGATCTTGTGTTGGAAGCCACCATGTTTTTTCTGATGACAACGGGAAAAGTTCACTATCTTGGTAGTCACGGGGCGTGAGATCTAAGAGAGTGACAATATCACCAACGGGCCTTTCCATGCCTATCTATTTGTGATACGACTAATTCGCACTAAAGAGTTCTCCGCGACCTCTTCCATCTGTTTGGTAGACAGCCCAGCCTTCCACAAATACCCTTAGCTCTGTGTTAGGTGCACCGGTCAGCGGGTCATTAGGTGCAAGTGCTAAATCAATATATAAATTTGGCCTATCAGCTGTACTAAAATTGACTGTACCATCTGGCTGTTTAGAAGTCTCGTAGCGTTTTAAAGGAAGAGTCCCAAGTCCCCAATTCATTGTATTGATATGTGTACCTGTATCTAAATCCTCTTTTGCAAAATTCACAATATCTTTCCATACTCGTGTATTTCTTGCTGTTTCACGTGTCTGACCAGCTATGACTAGACTAACTGAATTATAATAGGAACCTTGGATAGCCCCAGCTACAATTGCTGCTGCAGAAGGTATAACAGAATTAGTAACTTTCCATAATTGATTGGAACATACATCAGCCTGTGATCTAAATATCCATAGGAGGCGGCCACTTGGATGACAGGCATCTAAGCGTCTGTTCACAATACTTGTACTCCCTCCTACAACTCCTGCGTAATCTAATTGATTTTGTGTAAATATATTTTCATAGATTCGTTTGAAAGGTATCTTCCTCGGCTTTGTCTGTAATTCAATCACATTCTCCTTCGTCGTATACACTTGCCTTGATTCTAAGAAAAGTTCGAGTGGTGGCATCGCAGATCGTTGTAAACTTGTAAAAGGTGTTGGCGTTCCTGCTGCTTCGGTTTTAATGACGAAATCAGATCGTCCCCACGGCACAGGTTTCGCACGACCATCTGATGCTTCCACAAGATCTTCTATTTTTCTAAGTTTACAGCGGAGACGGAATGTATGTGATTGCAATGCTCGTTGAGGAAATCCTCCATCACCTGGTTGACATCCAATTAGCGGAAGTTCAATACGAATTTCTTGACTCGGTGCCGCATTTCTTGCGATTGATAGAGCAGATCCATCATGTTGACCTGCCAAGTGATTTGTAATAAATCGTTTACCGTAGGTACCTTCTAGTAATCCCTGACACCATAAAGCATCTCCAGTAAATTCCTGTAAAAGGATATTATCCTGATAGAACTGTACTTGCTCAAAAAGGAAATATCCAATCCCATTTGTATATCCATAGGTTACACCAGCAGAATCTGTAATAGTAGATGACCCTGCTTTTGCTGCTATCTGTCCTGGAAGCCATGTCGGCAACTTAACAACAAGTGTTGGATGTGTCATAATATCGCCCACGAGATCAATATCAAATTCAACAGTTCTACCAAACTCAGCTGTACTACGCGGAGGTACACGACGCAGTTCAGTAGTTGATGCTGTTTGAGCCTCATATGAATTGTCAAAAATACATTTACTATCTGAGGAGTCGTTGAAAAAAAGAGTATCTTTATTTCCACGACTTACAAGTTCAAATAATGAACCTTCTGCTGAAGCAGTTACGTTCATCTGTTTTGTAAGGTAAAAGGTTTTTAAGAGGAAGCAGCAGAAGCAGCAGCAGCTGCTGCTTTCGACATCGTAGTAAGTGTGCTTACGACAGAAGGGACGGAGGAACCAGGTACCATCCAGTCAAGTGCTACACGAGTGAGTCCCATCATGAGCATAGAGGAATAGGATACCTGTGTGCTCTGAATTACATGTACTCCTACCTGGCACATAGGGCTTCCCATAGTTACAAGTCCCTGTACATATCCCCATAGTCCATCAGGGACACACACGGCATCATATAGCTTTACTGCACCGTAGTGTGTGCTATAAGCAATCATTGCTGAAGCAATTCCCTTGAAAATGCTCTCCATATACATACTATGTAAAAGTAGTTTAACCCGTTCGTTAGCATCTAGACTTCTTTGTATTCTTACGTGAGTGTTTCTTAAGTTTTCTACGTAATTTACGTGCCTTTGTTTTACGTTTAGAGCCTCCCATAATGCTACAGCCGACATTTGCACATGCTCCAATGCCATTTGCACATGCTGCGACTCCTTCTGCACATGCAAATGCCCCTGTACATCCTATTTGGCCAACCATACAGCCTAATGCAACTGCTTCAGGGCCGTGTAGAATTGGTGGTGAGCCACTTAGTACCTTACGCTTATACTCTTTGTAAGGAATCTGTGTGGCTATCTCTATACGCTTGATCTCATCAGCTTCAATGATTTTTTGTACCTGATCTGGTGACATGGCAGCAAGTTGTTCCTTAGTAATACCCTGTAGAGAAGTGAATGGCATAGTATATAGCTGCTCTGCACTAAAGGCGGCAAGTTGCTCTGGACTCATGCTAGCCAGGTGAGTAGCTGTAATAGAAGCCATTTGAGAATATGTTAAGGAAGCAATCTGGGAGAGTGTTAAAGCAGCTATTGCAGGCCCACTGAGACTAGCAATCTGCTCAGGTGTTAGAGAAGCAACTTGGGAATTTGTTAATTGGAATCCTAGATTCTTTGCCTTTGATTTGTTTAGATTAATAGTTTCCGGAGAAACTATTGTCTGATTACAATCTTCATATATATACCAATCGCCATATGTAGTTTCTAATACATACTGTTTCATCTTATTCAAAACTACTGGACCATCGAGCTTTGTAATTGATCCTGTAGATGTAAACATTGTATAGTCTAAAGAAGTAAACGTACATGTATATTTTCCTAGAGCAATGATTTCTTCAGGAGTTGTTTCTGTTAATGGTATGGTTGATAAATAATATACCATCCCTTGGATAGGGCGTAAATGTATAAATTGTAAGCATGGAGATTCCATCTACTATGTAGAATGATGAATGTACAAGAGTATTTTAATAATCTTGGAAATGCACTAGTTGGAGGTAATTTAAATGGATTTGTAGATTCTAAGAATGAAACTATACCTGTAAATGTTATAGGGGCATTTGCTTTCCTATGGATTATTGCTGTAGTACTTCTAATTGTATGTAATTTATACGGAGCTGTTAGTTTATCTTGGTGCTATAATACATACCTCGGTACTTCTCCTCCTCTGAAGGTAGTCTACGCAGTACTTTGTTTTTTCTTCCCTATGTTCTATTATCCTTACTATGGTGTATTCCTTGATCCATTATGTGGAATTAAGAAGAACATGAATAACAGGAGTGTGAGAGTCTAATGATACAGTTTTGTCGCAGGAGTAATTTTTGTAATACTGCTTAATGAATCAAGTAAACCAGTTTTAACTGCTTCCCTTGTTGCATAATCAGGAAAATTTAAAATACATGTGCTATTCACTTGAATACAACTTCCTGTTACACAGAGTGGTTGAACATTTTGTACAGATCGTATATAGTTATTGAATATTGTAATATTCTTTTTTCTCCCTGTAACATCACTGGCATCCATTTCTGTTATATGGTATAGGAAATCTAATACAATACTACTATATAAAAGGATCACCCCTAATAAATATAGTTAGGGTATGTGCGGAATTTGGGCATGTGTTGGATATTCCAATGAAAAACATGAGGATTTGTGGAAGAAGGGAGTAAAAACACTTGAAAAAAGAGGGCCTGAAGGTACAAGATTCTTAGATCTAAGCGGAGGCACCTGGGCATTTACACGACTTGCAATTAATGGAATATGTGAAGAAGCAATGCAGCCATTTAACTGGGGATCAGGGCGTTGGGCATGGATGTGTAACGGAGAAATCTATAATCATCATGAGCTTGAAAAATCGATTCCATATGCGAATGCTACAGGGTCTGACTGTGAAGTTATCGGAGCTTTAATGGAACATGTGGGCAATGATCCTGTAGCATTTGCTAGAGGGCTCGATGGTGTGTTTGCCCTCGTACATTACAATCGCGAATCATCCACTACAACGGTTGCCCGTGATCCATATGGAGTACGCCCTCTTTTCTGGGGAAGAAGTCGTGGCAACATGTATTTTGCAAGTGAACGCAAGGCACTACAGGAATTTGTAGATGAGACATTTGTATTCCCTCCTGGAGAAGTCTGGACTATTAAGAATGGACTGGTGTCAAAGCATGTATATCACACAGTCCCATGGATTAAGCAGCCTGTTGGAGTGGATCATTTCACTGCTGTACACGATGCATTAGTTGACGCAGTTGATAAGCGTCTAATGACGGAGAGGCCGGTTGCCGCACTTCTGAGTGGCGGCTTAGATTCTTCGTTGATCGCAGCACTTGTGCAGAAAAGGCTCAAGGAACTCGGAAAGCCTGCCCTTAAAACGTTTAGTATCGGAATGCCTGGGAGTACTGATTTGAAGTATGCTCGTATGGTGGCTGATCATATTGGTTCCGAGCATACTGAAGTTGTTGTAACAGCAGATGAGATGTTTAATGCTATTCCAAATGTAATTCAGGATATTGAGTCATATGATATTACAAGCGTTAGAGCATCCGTCGGGAATTGGTTAGTCGCCAAAGCAATTCGTGAGCAGACTGAGTGTAAAGTTGTATTTAATGGCGATGGATCGGATGAAGTCTGGGGATCCTATCTATACTTTTACAGGGCGCCATCAGATGCCGCATTTGAGACAGAAGTAAATAGGCTCCTTCAGGAAATTCATTTGTATGATGTACTTCGCTCAGATAGATGTATTAGTTCACATGGCTTGGAGCCAAGAACACCATTCCTTGATAAACAGTTTGTGGTGGCTGCACTCGCTGTTCCAACTGCATTGAGGAGGCCTGTGGCTGGCAAGAAGCCTGAGAAATGGTTCATGAGAATGGCGTTTGATTCTGGCCTACTACCTCATGAAGTCCTGTGGAGGAGGAAGGAGGCATTCTCAGATGGCGTGAGTTCTGTGGAAAAGTCTTGGTATGAGGAGATTCAGGATAGGATTTATGTACCTGATGGATGGCAGGCACTTGTTAGACAAGAACCTGTACCTCCAACAGCAGAGGCATATTATTACAGGTCTATTTTTAACAAACTCTATCCTAAGACTGGTGATCTATGGCCCTATTGGATGCCGCGTTGGTCGCCTGAAACCAAGGATCCAAGTGCTAGGACTCTTAGCATTCCTAGTGACACTTAAATAAAAAATTGAATTTAGAAGGTGATATGTAAAAGGGTATCATGGCAACGCATTGTTTAGCAAGATTGACTAACTGGGAGAAGACTGGTGAGAATATTGGGACAGGAAAGCAAAAGGCATCCATTGTACGGTTATGTAAGAATGTGTGCCTTGATGGTGAAGCCCTATGTCAAGAATGTTCGAGAAGACCAAGAGATGGTAAGTATCAGTCGAAGATGTTACATGGACTTCTTACAGAAGCTATTCCAAAGAATTCACATATTTATGGGAGTGAGTGGTATTGGCAGAAGGTTGCAAAACATGGTGAGTCTCCATCAGTATGGCTTCATATTGCTCTGGAAGCACAGGCGGCTGGTGAACTGCGAGCATCTGGTTCTGCCTGGCAGGTTCAAAGGCCAGGCGAGAGGGATATGAAAGTACTACTCATGGCAAAGAAAGAGAAAGATAGCAAGGCGGCTACAAATAGGTTAAGGAAAGCAGGGACTGGGGCTGTGGCACCTGTGGTAGGAACTCAAACACTTCTTAAGACATTCGCACCAATCAAAGTTGTGTATCAAGAGTCATCCAAACCAATTGAAAAAGTACAAACAGATACGTGTAAGATCAAGAGAATTATGATAGAGGGTGAAGATGTCTGGGTCGCCGAAAATGGCTTTGTATTTGCAGTCGATTCCACAGGAGTTGCCGATCAATTTATAGGTGTGTATAAGAGTGGCAGCTTAGTGCGTTCAACCTAAAGGAATTGTGCCTCCGTATATAATAGGGCGAAAGCCCTACTTCTGATAGCTCAGTTGGTAGAGCGCGGGATTGTAGCATTATGGTGCTGGGGACGCAATCCTCCTGATGTCACTGGTTCAATTCCGGTTCAGAAGAGTACTTAGGTTCTTTAGCTCAGTTGGTTAGTAGCATTCGGCTGTTATAGCAATGGCATTCTTATATCATAAGAATTAATGAAACCGAAAAGTCGTCGGTTCAACTCCGACAAGAACCGTACATTATTTAGATATTTTTGTAAGATATGTAAATAATGCGTTCATTAAATAAATATATAATCTACGAACCAAGTGGTATGATGGACGAGCTGTGTCTCAGGGTTATGACTCCTATTATACCCGATCTTTTTCTGCCACCCCTTTGATATATCTTTATTAGATACATCTAACTATTTATTAGTAATATACCAAGATATTGTTGGACATGGGGGAGATAAAGTTTTTATAATTACACTGAGATTTAAAGTAAATGACTGTAGATTACTCGATAACCGGCCGGTATCGATTCATTTACAGATGGTGGCCACCATACATATATATAGTATTCTTTATAAGAGTAGTAAATATGTGTTAAAGAGTAGTATGAGTTCAGGAAAAAGAAGTACTGATACAAGAGGAGTTAATACAAATAAAAGTAGCAGAGGTGATAAGTCACCAAGGTTTGAACAAGCAGCAGAGGGAAGAAAAGAAGAGGAAGGAGACCGAGTTAAGTATCAAGAAAGAGAACAAATTTATAGAGATTTATGGCATTCAGATGTAAAAAAGGATCATGGAGCTGATACATATGATGCTACAATTGTTCAATCATTATTACCTGGACACTTTCCCGCCCCCAAGACTACAATAGCAAAAGATGTACTATTTTCTAGTATTGTCAGTGACTTTCAACGATGGCCAGCTATAGATTCCTCAGGCATTTGTACAGTTTCATGCATAGGTGCCGACTATGAGTATGAAGTATTCCCTCTACATATAGAAGGTGATGTAGGATCTCTAGAAACTCTTTCTAAAAAAATTAATAAGTTTCTAGAACATTTACACATTGTAAAAATTACTGATACAACAGTACACGGAGCCGAGCTACTACCTTATTTAGAAAATGTTAAACAAGCTCATACTCGTGAGACAGAATATGATCCAGTAGGAAAAATGAATCCAAATTCTGTTACCAGTGATAAGAAAGAGGAATTTAAGAATAAATTTTATATAGAAATTGGTGGTGGAGGTATAAATCCTGATGGATTACAATATCTTCCATACGATGATACTAGTAAAGGGACTATATCAGAATTATATTCAAATAAAGATATTATCTTACAAAATAAAGGGATTAAAAATAAGAATACAGGGACACTCAATGTAGTATTTGATTATAGAAATGATGATGGTACTAGAACTACAGTTCCTGAAGATGGAAATATAGCGAGAGTATTAGAAAAGGCAGAAGATTTTTTAAAGGGATTATTTGGAATAGCTACTCCATCTACAAAAAGAAAAGAAATTGTATTTTTAAGTAAGCATTTTGGTGATATAGGCCAAGTTTTAACTCGTTATAGAGATATATCATTAACACCATTTAAGAATATTAATTCTGCAAAAATAAATAGAGAATCTGATATTCGTACATGTAATTATTCATTAGCATTTGAATCCTTTGATCTAAATGCAATATCAAAGGCATTTCTTGTTGGTACAGAAGTTATCTGGTACTATCCACCAGCCGATTCTACATCAGTAGATCAAGCAGGTAAGAAAATAAATTATGATAGAATGATTATTTTTAAAAGACAACGTAATCTGTCTATTCAAGAAAAAATAGAAAAACTTACTACAAAGCTAGGTGTACAATTACAATCTCTTCAAGAACAAATTGATACTTTTCATATACAAGCTCAAAAACTAAATAAAAGGAAAGAGACATTTGATACAAAATGGGAAGAGTATATACAATCAAATGGAATTGGCAGATCTTCTAGCTCATCATCTTCTAGCTCATCATCTGCTGTTCATCAGGCTTCACCTAATATAAATGATAGGCAAAATGCATATACGAATATATTACAAGGTTCTCTACAATTTGCCTATTTTTCTAATTTTGTATCAAAAGAACCCATTGAACAAATTACAATTAAAGATGTTGAAAATTCGATGGAATTATTATATGAGAATTTAAGGCAACTTGCTTTACGATTTAGAGAAATACAATACTTATATACAGAAATTTTTGATGGTGCAAATCTTAAGAAAGTTACATTAGAAAGGGAAGTTATTATTGCATGTTCCTCCCATGTTGGTGATAAAATTCGACTAGAAAAAAAGCCAGGTATTACAGATTGTTGGTCTAGAATAAACTTTAAGGATGATGGCAAAACTAAGGGTACTATATATGAAGGAAGAGTTATAGCAGGTTCTACATATTTAGCATCATGGGCATTTGAACTTGTTATACATATTTATAATACTCTTTCCAATTATAATGTTGAATATGCCAATATATTTCTTAGAATGTTACATAATGTATTAAATACAGATGAACAAAAAATATTTGAAGATTTAGTATTATTATTTATACGAAATGATGATGTTCAAGGAAATATGTCAGGAGGTGCTAGATTCTATTCAAGTATAGTACATAAGCAAAAAGGAGGAAATCCAATTACAGATAATATAGAAATACTTGCTACAATACTCGATGATATATTACATTATTTTACATTCATACATGATATATTACAAGGAAAAGGTAATTATGCTAAGTATATTCAAAAATATCTTGAAGTTAATAATAATGAAGCTATGATTAAAGAAGATAAACTTTTACCTTTATCAAGTGATGATGAATTCCGAATTGATTTTGATAAATTATTATCAAAGGATGGATTTTTATCAACATTTAGTATATTTCCTATATATAAAGATTTACTTGATACAATTGAGAATAATTCTTTAATACCTACAAGCTCTAAAAGTATACTAGTAGAGATCAGACAAAAACTACATGAAATATATGAGTATGATACAGTTGATTTAACAGATATAGGAAAGCCACTTCAACCAGTTCAAATAGTTCAAGCAGTTGAATCAGCTGAAGCAGCATCTGGTCTAGCTGGTGAAAGTCATAGTGAAGCTGAAGGAAATAGGTCTAATCTTGGCAGTGTAGCAGCAGCCGCTCCTGTAAGCGGTGTTCCATTTGGATCTCCACAATCTCAAGTTGCAACCCTAGCTCAACAATTTGGATCTCCACACTCTGTTAGATCAAATCAAAGCGGAAGTGTACCTGGGTCAGCCGCACAAGCCGACAAAGGAAGACAGGTTTCAGAGGATTCAAGTATTCGTAGACAACTTCAATTACAAGGAGGGTATAGAAACGCAAAAACATACAAAAATAAAAAACGTACTAAAAATGAATCTGCCAAGCGTCGTAAATCAATGTAAAATGGATGAGTTTACAGCTGAATTCTTTGATTCTTCTTCAGAAGCATGGCATCTGAATAAGCGTCGTGTAGGTGCTTCATATGTATATATATGTTGTATAAAAGGATGTAATAGAAAGGTTATTCTACTCACTGATACTTGTAGAAATCATTTTAAGAAGCAGGAGCAGGAGCAGGAGCAGGTGCAGCAGAAGGAGCCAAGTAAGTCCAGCTCACAGGAAATTTCAAAGCCAGTAGCTCAGACACAGCAGCAGCATACTCACGGATCTCCCACTGAGCCGAAGGATCTAAGCGTAGCTGACAGAGTCGTGCGTAGGCGGCGAGGGATCCAGTCTCAATAAATTCCGTAAACATTCCTTGAGGTAATACCGTCCTCGCAAGTTCAGGAGCAACCTTCTTATCTAGCAAAGCCTTATACACATCCATCGCAACAGTATTACATTCATCAATCAGTGTCAAACATTCTTGTTCATGAGGAACACTTGTGAGCTTACTTCCCTGCTTCAAGTTACTATCCCTTTCACGAATCGTGACAGGCATATAACACTCAGGAACTGAATCCACATATCGTCTACTAATTTCATTTCGTGCAAATCCAATCTGATGGCGAAACCATTCACGAGATACAAAGATGGGCATCTTAATACGCAGCCTGACTTGTGGGTGAAAGAAGGGTGTAATATGGTTATGAGATGCGAGGTACTTAATTAGTTTTTCATCTCCTACACTCATCTCATGCACTTCTTTACCGAATGAAACTCTTGCCGCATTCACAACAGTCAGATCATCGCCAAATGTATCAAGAAGTTCTACAAAGCCCTTACCAAGTACATTCATCTTCTTCATGAGCCTTCAGGTTTACAGGTTACAGCCGTCAAATTTTAGTGATACTCTGCTAAAAAAATTGACGCCTACAACCAACGCTAAGTAGTATTAACCGCAGGAAATGCCCCGTTGTATTCATAGAACTGTTACATCTCATGTGCAATGCCCCATGGATTCGATTGAAGGCCAGGAAAGATGTAGGAAGCATCATATGGATCATGTCGCACTACATCAACGGATTGGTCAGCGTCGTGATGGTGGATGTTCTCATATCACAACTGGAAGAAATGCCAGATGGTGTAATCGCTTCGCAGAAGCAAATGGAACTCTCTGTTTAAATCATCGCAGGGCAAATGATCGTAAGGAAGCCGAGAGACAGGAACTTGCTGCCCAAGATCTTCGAATTACTGAGTTGTATAATGAATTAGTTATTGCAGATCCTCTCCCTCCATGGCAAGATGTCGTACGAACACTTCATGGACAATGGCGAAATCGTCAATATACTAGGCGTGTGATGCATGGTGTAATTCACAAATATGCCATATTCTCTGGTGTAGGATATGGCGAGTACAGAGCTTTACTTATG